TCCAGTTGTAAAGGATGCCATATTTACCGTATGACGAGGAGTTATTGTCGTAGTAATTTCCGCGAGGTTCGCTGCCAGATGTTCCGCTTTGGCCGAAAGCCAAGCCACTGAACTTTAAGTCAAGATTTTCTGCAAGCCATTCCTTGCCGCCAATGACAACAGTACGGTAAGTACGCCCGCCGATAGTATTGCCCGCCGGGGTAAAGAAAGTAACTTGTCCAAGGCCCTTATCCGAAAAGTTATCACCAGCGGACAAAATAGCATAGTTGTAATAAAAAGTTGCACCGCGAGTCTGAAAATAATTCGTCAGGTCAAAACCGATATAACCATTGGCGTCAACGACAACCATCTTGTTAATCGGCACAATGGTCACAACATTGTCAGCTTCAAAGCCACCGCTAATCAATGAAATCAGGTCCGGGCAATCGTCCAATGCACTCCCGGCAGGCACGACAACGCCCTTGTTGCTTATTGCTTGCAATATATTGGACTTCACGCCCTGCAACCTTGTAATTTCGCTTGCAATACTCATTATTCCTCCTATAGTGCAGCCAAGAGAGTTTCGATGTCGCCAAGGGCGGCGTTTACATCGTCCTTGCTGGCCATGATGCGCCCTATTTTGGCGACTTCCCATTTGGTGGAGTCCCACGGACCGGCGGGGGTATTCTCGGAGCCGATATCAGCCTTGGCGCGGTAAAGCACACCGGAATGATACCTCAAGGCACCTTCGACATAGTACCCGTTTTCGCTATACTCATCTTCGATGTCAGCCGTTCCGGCGATTTCAGCCGAGTCGAGACGCTTGGAACTGCCCGAAATGCTGAAAACGCCTTCGTAGTGGTTTTCGCGTGCGGCGGCAAGAGTCACCGGGGAAAGTTGCCCGGTCTTTTCGCCTTCGAATGCTTTGTTACTGTTAGCCATAGTCACCTCTTATGCAAGTAAAGTCGTGCCAAGGTTCGCTTTGCAGAGCAGCGCCCTGAAGGACGCCGTAATGCTCATTGCCCCTTGATTGGTTTTAAGTTTCAGATCGACGCTGCGCTGTGCAGGCGTACTCAGTTCCGGGGGAATGATAGTGCCCGAATTAAAATTGATTTTATTCATTTTCGTCCTCCAGGATAAGGAATTTGTCGCTTTCGAGCTTCAAGAGCTTGCCGTCCTCAAGTTCGAGGAATTTTTCTTTAGAGAGCTGCGTAAACGGGATTTTCTCGGCTTCAAGCAGTTCCCCGATACAGTATTCTTCAATCGGCCCATCGACGATGATTACATCCTCCCCTGCCGAAGACGCGAACGGGCTAGTCCCGGCACTGAGGGTCCCCCCGTGGGCAACGATCGACACTTCCGCGTTGAGCGTGGCGTCAATCACGACGGAAATCTTGTCGAATACCACATCAATCGGCTTGATGACGCGAATAATATCCTTCAAGTATTCCACGGAGTTTATACCGACGATGCTACGCCCGGTAGCCGTCTCGGCCTTTATTTCAAGGTCGATATGCGGCGTCGGGACCCATACGGAGCCAACCTCGCCTTCCGTGGCGATACGCTCGGAAACTTCCTCGTCCGTCAGGAGTTCGCCATACGGGTTGCTCGTCTCGGTCCACTTGGTAAGAATGCGCCCGACTACGCCAAACAGCGACATGACCATTGACATGCCAGCGGCCGTGCCGGAGTGCGCATAGATGTCCGGGAGGTTCTCGACGACCGAGCGGACGGCAAGCCGACGCATTTCCTCAGTGTTGTAGAGGGGGTTCTCGTTGATGTTGTCATCCATGCCCGAGATGTCAAATCCCATGAAACGGGCCAGGTAGCCAATGAGGTCATAGTCAATGACGCTCATGTCCCTCAGGTAGGCGATACGCTCGATCTTTTCGGCGAGCGGGTAGCCCATGTCCGGGATGCCGTCAAACGAGCTGTCCATGCCCTTGCGGGACGCAATCGTACCGTAGTCATACTTGGATGAGTATTGCAGCATGCCGTTGTTCGCCGTGTCGAGGTTCTCCAACGCCTTGTTGTCGAAGTTGAACTGCCGGGCGAAGTTGCGGGGGACCACATAGACATTGTCCTCGGTCTCGGCAGCCGACATCACGCTCACATGGTCATGCGGGATATACTTGTACTCCGCGATGCCGGAATCCGTCTCGGCCTCGTTATATTCCGCGTTCTTCATCATATCGACGGAGACATCACGGATCTTCATGACGCGTTTAGTCCGAACCGGCGTCCATGCGGAATCGGCGCTTACACGCCACCCGATGCGTTCTGCAGGCCGGGTCTGGGCAAGGGCAACCACGACATCGCCATCACGGAGACGGATGACGCTATTGCCGTATGAGGCCGACTCGAACGCGTATGCACCGTTAAGCGCACGGAGATTGTCCTCGCTCCTATCCAAGACATAGCCACGATATGCGGTGCTGGTTCCGGCCGTAATTACGCCGGTGCAATCGCCATAAATCGCGAATGTATTGTCGTCAATGACCTTGGTCACGACTGCCCGGACGAGCCGAACGGCGCCAGCGGGTTCCATCTCGGCCACGCCATTTCCGGCACAGTCAACGATTATATAATCGTTCGCAGAAAGCCGATGGGGCAGTCTGGTCATGATGTAGGTCCACGCGGCATTTTCGCCGTTTGCCGTAACTCCGCAGTGCGCTTCCGTGACAAGATTCTGCATCGAGTAGGTGACACAGTGGGAAATCTTGTCCCATTCGAGTTCGGCCACGGTGTATTTATACCAGGTTCCGGGGCGAAGCTCCATCTGGCGGTTGTCCACGGGGCCCCCGTCCAGGAGAGGTTTCCCGTTCGCGTTGTCGTTCACCCGGATAACAATGAAACTGCCACCCTTGACTTCGGTTACGGTATGCCACCCGTTATACTCGGTCGGATAGACATTGGAGATATAGACCTCCATCCGGTCGTTGATGAAGCGGGCGTTTTCCTTGCTCAGATACGGGATCGACCTGGACAGTTCGACGAGCGCCTTGCCGTCGCCCATATTACGGATAGACCGGACGCCCACGACATCGCCGAGCGAACTGGCCGGATTGGTTTCCGATGTATCGAACAGGTTCTGCTGGGCATAAATCGTGCACGGCACAATAATGGATTTCGGATCAAGTTCCTGCCATGCGCCCGGCGTAACCCGATAGAGCTTGTCGTCGGCAACTACGATGTCATCCTCGGCAGGCGGCACGCAGATATACGCATTGGCGGAAACCGGGGCACCCTGACGGCCAGCAAGCGACGCATCGGGGAACGCATAAGCAATACAGATATACTTGTCGGTGTCGGAACTTCCCGCATCCGGGTCGGCAATGACCTCATGCTCACCGGTCAGGACAACCGGGTTCGTAATACCGGCAAACTGGATTGCGCAATCACGGAACACCAATTTCCTACCGACATGAATGGCACCGTCGCCATTCACTGCCTCAATACGGAGAAGGAAAGTAAACCCGGAAAGCGTCGATTCGGAAACGCGGACGCCCGCAACCCTGTACCGGTAAGAACAGTCATAGAGCATTATGCCGTGGTTCCCGAGAACATCATACACCGTCTTGGCGAATGTGCGATCGGTTTCGACCGTGTAGCTGACCACATCGTTATCGACAACCGACACGGTGATGCCGCGAAGGTTGAACAAATACTGGTCGGCATCCGCGTCACCCGAATCAATACCGGAAATATCGACCATGCACCCGTCAACCAGGCCATGCGATGCGGAATTGACCGTCACCGTCCATGTCCCATCGTTGTTGTTCACGGCCATGATGGAATCTATCTCGTTCTTGATTTCCAGCGAAATACCGGACTTCACGATAGGATAGTCGATTACGGCATCCTTGAACCTGCTCAAATCGCTGTTCACGATGTCGGAATCCAGGCTAGACGACAGGAACTCGGCAAAGCCGTTGCGGTGTTCACCGGCAACATTGAGCTCGTCCCCGTGATAAAGCCATTCACGATCTTGCCAGCCGTATTTCAGGCCGGTGGTGTTCACCTTGCGGATGTAAGTAAGCGATGTGAGGACATCGTGCGGAAGGGAGTAGTCCGGCTCCTCGCCAAGTTCCAGTGTGTCATACTGCCCGTAGAACGGGATGAACTGGTTGGGAACCTTGACATAGGAAAATGCCCTACGAGAAAGTTTGTCGGCGAACAGCGTCCCGTGCCGAAGTTCGTTGATCTGGTCATCCGCACGGACATACACGAGGTCACCCTCGGTAAGAATATCGGTCTCTTTCTTCACCCCGGTGGACATCGCAAGCAGAGCAACCGCGCCGCTCTCGCTGTCGGTAGCGAGGAGCCACTTGGCAGTAACAATGTCCAGGCCGGTCACATAGTCCAGGACGGCAGTGACATCGGTGTCGTCATACGCATAGCGCTTCACGCCGCTCGCGAACACCCCGTCATCGCGGATAAGCCGGGTAACGAAATAGGTCTCGCCGATAGACAATGTGCTGCACTCGAAGGTAACTGTCCGAACCCTGGCCGTGGAAACCTGCATGAAATGCCGGTCAGTCGGGTCCTTCACCGATGTAAGCAGGAGATAATCCCCATCTTCCGGGAGAGAATCGCCCGCATAAACACCTTCAGAACGCCCGTCGGAACTGGCCTTGATAATGCCCCCGCGAACGCGTACAATATCCACGGTCTTGCCGAAAGATGAGCGGAGGATGTGAGTTCCCTCGGAAAGGAAATACTGGGTATATTCGATACCGCCAATGGTCACACCCGTCTTCTTGTCGCGAATCAGGACAACGCCTTCCCACATGGTATCGCCGGAATACACCGGGTCGCCGATTTCAAGGTTTCCGTTTTCGAGATAGAACCAGTCGCCGCTGCACAACTTGGCCGACGGGATGTAGCCATTGGCGACCGTGTCATTGGCGATTTCAGCCTCGTTATACTGGCGGAAGGAAACCCGCTGCGAGCTGACCGTCACGCTACCACAAAGCGGCAGCTGCTCGTTCCACTTAACCGCGATACTCGGATGCTCGTAGTCAAGCGTCCAGTAACTCTCGAAAAGCGGATGCTGGATAAAATCATACTGGCTGATGTTCGCAACGATACTAGCGACATCGCATGCCTTGGTGGGCACGAAATTCAGCTTGACCATGCCGTCAATTACGAGCGTGCTCGCCGGGTCCGGCACATTCATCTTGAACTCATAGAACACCGTCGGAGCCTTGCGGAGAACGAGGTAAGCTATGGCGCCATCCGCGATTGTCGGAAGCTGCTTAAATGTCAGGGTGAGGACACCGGATGCGTATTCCGCCGTCTCGATGCTGCACTTTTCGGTAACATCCGTAAGGGCCGGGTCCTTCGCCATGACCCCGTTCTCGTCGGAAAGGTTCACGATGTTGGCCGAACTCATGTCGCGCATGTAGAACATGCCGGTCGGGAACCCGTTCTTCCAGGAATAGCCCGAACCGTTCGTTGAAACCAGCGAGGTGCGCTGGTTGTCGCCGGAGTTCACCAGGTAGTTCATGTAGTCAACTACCAGCTCCCCGTTGGCGCCGGTCACCGGTACCCTGTCAACTGACGATACATGGAACCGGAAGAACACCTCGTAATAGTTGATGTTGTTGATCGTTTTCAGGTATCTGGAATAGACATTGGCGACATCGTCCACAACGATAGAGACGACAGTGTCCGTCGTGTTCACCGAGCCGTCAAACGGGTCCTGGGAAGTCCCCATCGGATCCACAATGAGCGTGTCGGCTGACCTGTCGTAGTAATACGGGTATTTGCTGCCGTCAACGAACTCCACATAGACGACCTGACCGTCGGCCACATTCTTGCCGAGGCCGCGGAGGGAAGCGTTCTTGACGGTGTCCTCCTTCTCCGTCTGGAGACGGATTTCCACCGGGTATTCCGCGTTGGTGTTCCCGAGAGCCAGGTTGCTCCTGGCATTGTTGCGTGGAGCAGAGAGGAGCAAGATGGGAGAAGACCTGTGCATCGCATGCTCGAACATGTCCTTCACCGTAGTAAGGGTTCGCTTCATGCGGTACACATCGGTTTCCGAGCACACCCGGACTATCTCGAACTCCGTCGTGGTCCGAAGACTGCGGTATGCGTTGTTGATATAGTCGCCCAGGACCTGGACGAACTCAACCACATCGGGTTCCGTCTTGAGGAAGTCCGGCAGGTATGCGACGAAGTCGCTATGCCGGAACTGGCCACCATCGTTGTACGGTATCGCTCTCATTAGTTATCCGCTGAAATCTTGAGTGAGGTGTTGTAGTCAACCGTCAGCTCGATACCCTCGGTAGGTATGACAATCTGGACGATTTCGTTACGGTTGCTGTAATTCGTGATGTTCCCGTTCTCGTCGATGAGGGAAGCGCAGACATAGTATTCGAGGATGTTGCGGACGAGCTTGATGTACTCCATGCCATAGCGCATGTAGCTATACAGGCCAGTCCCGTTAATCTCGACCATGCTCTTCACCTTGTCGGTGTCCTTGAACGCCAGGTTGGCCGCCTGCATGTCCCAGCCCTTGATCGTGTTGAGGACATCATACAGGCGCCCGGCCTTCACGATGTCGCCACGGGCCGTTGCATCGTCCATCTCGGCAACAATCGGGGTGTAAATTTCCTGCATCACCTGTTCCCAGATGTATGCCACAAACGAATCAATCGCCTTGTCGGTCAACTTGTTTCCCGCGACGAGCGGGGCAACATTGGCATCGTAGAACGACTTTACGCGGGACTGCATGGACGCGGTGCCGTCATCGGCCGAACCGGTCTGGCGGTTCATCTTGAAACTTTCCTCGAAAAGCGTGGCGCTCGTATTCCCGGCATAGCGATATTGCAGTGTGAACTGGTTCCCCTCGTCATCGACCGAGTCCGGGGTGATATACTCGTAGGTAAGCTCGCCCAACCACGGCAGCTTTTCGAGATCGAGGTTCCTGAACCCGTCGTCAATGGGCTCGAACCTGACATCCACGCCGGCAACCTCGACCATCTGGTGCACCAGCGCCTCGATGCGGGATCGGTAAATCGGCGTAGAGAACTCGGTATTGTCCTTCAAGTAGGCATATACCACATTCTTGATCCGGTCACGGATGTCCGTGAATTTGTTACCCTTGAACAGGGTGACATCCATGAGGAGCTGCATCGTGTGGACGGACGGATAGACATAGGAATGGAACCCGCCACCTACCGTAAGCATGCCGCGCCGGTTAAGCGCCACCAGGATAGAGTGCAGCTCGGAGCCCTGCTCAACGAAGTCCATCGGAGAGAGGTTGGCGTTGAATACCTTGTAATCCAGCTTGTATTCCGGGATGAGCGGGGTGAGGTAGTTCGCGATGATGCCGTCAACAAATGTCTCCGGGTCGTTCATGTAGAAAGTCCTACCACCGAGCGTATGGGAATTGAGGTCGGCAATCATCTTGGACCTGATGCCCTCGATGATGTTGCGGCGCTCGGTAAACCACGCGTTCCCGGTATTGTCAACATCCTGGTAGTCATACTCCCAGGTGTACATCAGCCCGTTGACCTTCGCACCAGAAAGGAAATACTCGTCAGAAGTCGTCGGGTAATAAGTGCCCGAGCGTTCCCGATAGAGGTCCTTCAATGCGCTGAACCGGACCTGGTTCATGTACTTGACATTGATACCACCGTTCTTCAACTTGGTGTTGAGAATGTCCTCGCCAAACGCGATGGCATACTTGATGTCGGCATAGCGACGGAGGAACACCTTGTAGCTGGTGCCGTTCACCAGATGGTCAAGCGTATTGTAAATCTCGGGCGCGTTGTTCTTGATGGATTCGGCGCTCTCGATATTCTGCCCGCCGCTAATGTCAGTGGTGAGCGCGATATTGAGGTCGTTAATGGTAATGTCAGATTCGGAACCGTCCGCCTGCGTAATGGTGATGTTCGAGGCGGAAGTCGAAAGGACGGAACCCGATACATTGGTCAGGTTGCCGTTCTCGCCGTTGGTCGAGAAGTATGTCACCGAGATAACGCCATACGGGATTGCAGACTTCAAGCCGTCGCTGAACTTCATCTGCACATTGCCGTCGTTGGCTGTATTCAGGACCACCGTGTAATTGGTGGTATAGCTGCCGGAACCGGGAACGAAGTTGGAGAGGTTGTTCGCCGATGAATCCTTGGCCGGATCGATGAACCCGCGGCGGGAGATACGCCAATAAAGACGGTCGCTGAGGACGGATTCCATATCCACGCCATCGACGAGCGTCGCATCGGATGTCACCGTGGTAAAGCTCGCCGCACGGTGAGAGACATTGCCGTCGTCCGCGTAGTTCGGGTCATTCTCGCCGAAGTAGTCAGAGAATGTCGTGTCATTGATAATGAATGTCTGGTTCTGCTTGCCGGTCGAGACGAAGTTCACCGTCTTGGCCATACCCTCGGCAAGGACGGCGTAGCCGCTGACAAGGCTCATCAGGCCGGTATGGTTCACATCGGTATTGCGGTCATAGGCGAACTCCATGTCGGACATCGCGGTGAGGGTAAGGCCACCCAGCGCAAACTCGGTCCCCTTGGGGATGAACACCCGGATAGTGTCATACTGGCCCGTGGTGGTCGTCTGGATGCCGACGCCCGCCTTTGCCGGGACGGGGCGTCTCGGGCTGTAGCCGAGCATGCGGCCACCGGCATAGATGGACGGGAGGTTCGTCGCGGTTTCGAGGAACGCGTTCTGGAAGGACGATTCGGCATAGTAGGCCATAAGGTCCGCAGAACCCGCAAAGAGGTCGAGGAGGATGCGCCCGTAGGAACTGTCGGACAGGTCAGCGAGCGGGCCGCCCTTGGCCTTCAAAATGGTCATCAGTTCGGATTGGATTTCCTCGAACTGGATTTTCGTGTATTTCCTGGCAGCCATCAGCTAATTCCAAAACTTACCCCTAGTTTATAGTTGCCGGGGGCCGGGGAGACAGTTCCCGGAGGCCCGAACTATAAACTGAAGGCATGCCCGAACTCATTCTTGACATAAAGGCGAGCGTCCGCCGCACATCGCGGCTCGTCCCGAATTTTAGCGTACTGGCCAATGTCTCCATGCCATACTGGAACAAGCGTGCCCAGGGTTTCGTCGAGCGCCCCGAGAAAATCCAGGCGAACCAGCCCGAGTTCGAACACACCGAAGACAAAGGCTTCACCTACCATTTCCGCCAACACAACTCGTTCCGCGACCAGAACCGCTACGATATCATGATCAAGGCGGTGTTGAAACGCCAGGCCGGCACCAAGTTCGCATACTACACCACGACCTTCGATGTAAGCTCCGATCCGCTGCACAAGGAAGACAACAACAGGATCATTGACCGGTATTTCGAAGTCCCGGCCTTCGTCGGGTTCAACCCGCAAAACGAGCTTTACAAGCGCTTCGGCCTGCAATACACCGCGAAGCAGGAAATCTACCTCCACATGCCGCTATTCCTGGAACGCAACTACGCGAGCCTCCGCAGGGAAGGGGTTCCCCCAAAATGCGACCCGAAGGAGCATAACCCGATATGGTGGCAGCGCGGCTACGAGGCTTTCCGCTACTATGGCTATACCGCCGACCAGATATTCCCGAAAGCCGGCGACAAGCTGAAAGCGATATTCGACAACAAACTCTACAATGTGAACAGTGTCACCGACGACATTCCCGAGTTCGAGTACAAGTGGCGCAAGTATTACTGGAAACTCTATCTCGATGTCGCCCTCGACAACGGCATGAAGGTTTCCGACAGCGTGAAGAACGACCCGGAACAGAGACACTTCATTGACAACCTCCTCGGCCTGAATACCATTTCCGGGGACAACCCCGGCAGCGGCAACAGCGGGGACAACTCCCCGGGCTACGCCTTCGATGTCTCAGACATCGTGGACGAAGTCAAGAAGGATGTCCTGTTCCACCCGCCGGAAGTCCGAAAATGCGTCAAAAATGTCACCCAGGACCCGGACTGGTATGCCTGCAGCAACAAGTTCGGAATGTGGTAACAGAAAAACCCACCGGAACCGGTGGGTTTCTTGTTGATATTGTTGATAACCTGGCCGTTATTCTGTAGTTTCCGGCACAGGCCCGTCTTCGAGCTCCCCGGTTATCAGGTTCCGATGGCGAAACCGGATCGGAAGGTTGCCATACGGGTTCTGATCCGTGGATTGCTGGAACCCCCCGGGAAAGCCCGCAGGCATCGACGGGAAACCTGGTATGCCGGTCTTCTCGTCAAGGAACGACTTGCTGGTGAGCTCGTTACGCTCATCCAGCATGCGGAATGTATCAAACAGCATCTCCGGCGTATATACACCATCAAAATTGCCATCAATGGCGACATGCGAGAAGATGTTGTAGATGTCGGCCGCAGGCAAGTGCTTGTCAAGAAGTGCCTGCTTGAACGCGGCAAATTCCGGTGCCGAGAAGTCGGTCTTGCTTTCCCCGTTAATTGCGGCATCGTAGGTCGAAAGGAGGTAGTCAATCTGTTCCATCGTCAGATTGCCGATAGCAGGTGGAACCTCGTCAATACGGCCGCTGCGGCGGACAATGGTGCTGTTCACCACGCTAGGGTCATTCATCGTGCAGCAGAACAGGTAAGATACGCCGTCGGTCGCGTGCATCTCGTTCAGACGATCGAAGAAGTCAATCCACCGGGAAATGTTCTTGTCCTTGTCCTTCTTGATCCACCCGTCAAGGTCGTCACACAGGATGACTGCATTGCGCATCACCTTGACAAAATTGTACATGTTGGACATCGCAAGGTCATTTTCGAGCAGTTCCGGGCGCATTTGGATGGTCATGTATTCCGGGAGCCGGTCAGAAATCTGGCGCATCAGGGTGCTCTTTCCGCATCCCGGACACCCGACGAAGCACACCCCACGGTGTAGCCGCTTTTCAAACATCTTCCTGAACGACTCGATCATATTGTCGAAGTTTTCCGGGAGAGGGCGGTAATTTGTCACAGGACGGCGACGGATGACAAACGACGAATCCTGGTTGAACGAGAACACGCTGTTCTTGGTATCAATATACTTCCGCGTAATGGCCGTCATGATTGCCAGAGACAAATTGTCCTTGAACTTCTCCTCGCCGAGGTTGACCGTCAGGCAGGTAATTGCCTTGGGGCCGGTGCTGATGGTTGCCTGGGCCCACGCGCCAGGGACCGTCACATTGGCGGTATAGGCAGAAACCTCGGCAGATGCCCAAGATCCGTTGAAGCCGGGCGCCACCTGGGGGACATCGAGATTGAATACGAACACGACGAAAGTATCGTTCACCCGAACACAGATATACGGGAACATCCTGGCCATCGGATCCGTCGGCTTGCCCATGATACGGATGCTATCCGGGCCGACCATGTCGAACGAGTCGATATTGGTGGAAACCGGAACCGCTTCCAACTCCTTTCCGTCGAGCTCAAACTTGACCGGCGCCCCATCGGACAGGAACTTGAAGATGAACTGCTTCTCGCGGGCGCTTGCCGCCACGATCGGGTTCGACGACAGCTCGGTTGCGTTCAGGTTGATCTTTTCGTATTTGGTATTTACGAGGTCGTTCTTCTGGACCCTGAACCAGATGAGTTCCTTATACGAGTTCTGGTATGCGAACACATTGTCCACGCAACGAAGAACACTGTAAACGGCCGTCACATTGCGTAGCATCGCCGCATAGGAACTCGCGATACGGTTCCCGCTGCGGGCCGTGAGCGTACAGGCAATCTGCGAGAGAACCATCAATGAACTGCAACTTGTCCCGCCCATTATGCCCGGCGTATTACCGGGAACGATGAGATGCTTCAACGCCCGCTTCATGTTGTCCTTGAAGCTCAGGCGCCGGTCAAACTTCGGCAGGTTCATTGCCGAGGAGAGTTTCTCCAAGTCAAAGAGAAGGTTCGTGGTAATGCCTTCAAGCCCTCCAAAAATCGGGGTCATAAGGCCTCCCCGCGCATCCTGCGCCGTAAGTTGTAGATGAACTGAAGCACAAGAACGGCAATGATGCCGGCTTGCGCATACTTGATAAATTTCGTGTGTTTTTCGTAAGACATAGTCTTTCCTTAAAAAGACATGCCGCTTCGGTGCCCACGGACCTTTTAACCAACAGGACACCGCTTTTGGAACCCGGAACAGTTGGACCTACACAGTCATCAATATACAGTGAATCTTGTGAAAGATACGAACTTTACGAACTTATCCGATCACCCTCGGGAACTTTTGTGCTGCCACCCCGTACCCAGACCGCACGGAATTAGCCGGCGTAGTCAGCATGCACATCCCTCGTAGCGTTTTATGCGCGTTAGCGCATTGCGTCGTCAGCGACCTTATAGTTCGGAGCTATTGCCGGGACCGTTGCGACACGCTAAAATCCGAGAAGCTCCTTGATGTCGGTATCGACAGGGAACTGCACCATGGTGTCCGCATTGTGCTTCGCGAGGGAATCTTCGAGGGTGCTCTTTGTCTTGTTACCCTCGGCGATGCGGCTCTTGAGGAACTCCATATCCGGGCCAGTACGGACCAGGTTGGTCACGATATAGGTACCGTGCACCGAGTCGAGCGTGCGTTCGTAGTTCTTGGTGCTCTTGAGCTTGTTCAGCATGTTGGTTTCGATGCGGATAGCCGAATCAACCCGGTTGATGTCGGCAAGGATCGACTGGCCAATCTGGTTCTTGTCCTCGATGGCCTTGATCAAATCCGCCTTGATCTTGAGGAGCCGGTCGTAGAAAGCAAACTCCGCCTCGATATTAGGCTGGGTAAGGCTAGACTTGGCACTCTCGACACCTTCCTGGTAAGTAAACACAGGAAACTTGTTAAGAATGTCCTCTTCCTTTCGGATAAGGTCGGACACCTTCTTGCGGATGATGAACGCCTTTGCGAGGGAGACCTGGATTAGTTCTGTGGTACCATTTTGCATAATTTTACCTCGTTTGGAGGAAATATAGCAAAAATATACTAGCGCGAGTTCAATTTGTAGTATAAAAGTATCGAAAGCAGCGTAGTTGCGATTCCGTAGTTGAAATACAGGGGTAAGTGAAGGGTCCCGTTCACGATGTCGCCGTAGGCAACATATTCGGCAGTCGCCAGATTGCCGAGATAGGACAGGAATATGAACCCCCACGATAACTGGCTCGCATCCTTCGTCCGGTAGCAGGCGATCACCTGGGGAAGAAGACACACCGCGAAGGCAATCGAGCCGCAAATACCAAAGAAGTTGGAGATGAGTTCTATCATGGTTCCAAATATAAAAAATTAAAAACACGAAAGCCACCCGTTCGGGTGGCTAAATTTAAGAAAGTTCCGGCATCATCATCGCGCCAGGGGCCTGATCCATCATCAAGTCGAAATACTTGTTGAATTGCGCTTCGCCCTT